CGGCAGGTTGCCGCTTTCGTGAATAGCGGCGCGGACGACACGCCCGCCCGCGAAGATGCGCATGCAATGGTGCGTGCGTTAAACAAGATCGAGGAAGCACTGCAAGCCGACGTGGATGCAGGGACGCTACTTGATAAACAGAAGGAGCGGGACCGTGGATAATACGACTGCACCAAGTGGCAGCATTGACGCTGTGATGGACATGCTGGTGGAAGATGCACCAGCCGAAAATCAAGTTGAGACCGAAGAAGATCCCGTCGAGGAACCTGATGACGATCAGACCGAAGCGGTAGAAGCTGAGGAAGAAGAACTTGATGACGTGGATGAAGCCGACGACACAGGCGACGAACCGGATGATGAAGCCGAACAAGACGACGGCGACGAGGAGCCTGCATCGGATCCTTGACGACCTAAAGCGTTCTTATTCGGGACAGGCATACATCCAGAAAGGCATGGAAGAAGCTGCGCAGTCTAAGAAACAGGCTGAACAGGTTTACCAAGCCTTGCAAGAGGAGCGGCAAAAGCTGGCCGCGACTTTCCAGCAACTTCAAACCGAAGGCGCTCCCCAGATGCCACAGAAGCCGTCGAAGGAATTGATGAATTCCGACCCGATTGCTTACTTTGAGCAGATGGAGGCTTATCGCGAAGGTGCCGAACAATACCAACAGTTTCAGCAGCAGCAGCAAGCTATGATGCAACAGCAAACGGCGGCTCAGCAGCGTGCGCAGCAAGCGTATCTGCAAGAGCAAGCCCGGACGTTGCAGCAAGAAATTCCAGAATTGGCGGACCCCGAAAAGGGTTCAAAAATGAAGGAGCAGCTTGTTCGCACAGGTGTTGAAACCTACGGCTACACCCCCGAAGAAATGTCTCAAATCATGGACGCGCGGGCAGTCAAGGTATTGGCGGATGCGATGAAGTATCGGCAACTGCAAGAGGGCAAGGGCAAGGCGGTTGAGAAAACCAAGAATGCCCGCCCTGTTGTCAAGCCGGGCGCAAAGAAGTCTGACACCGATGGAAAGGTTGCGCGTCAGAAGAAAGCTGCGGCTCGGATGAAGAAGAACGGTAACGTCGATGACGTTGCTTCATTTTTGCTTTCCTGATGGAGAACTAAACCATGGCTGTAAATGCTAACACCAACGAGACCTATGATGTCTCGACAATCCGCGAAGACCTGCAAGATGCGCTGATTTCGATCAGCCCGACTGACACGCCGTTTATGACGGCAGCAGGTCGCCGCAACATTGACAATACCTACTTTGAGTGGGGTGTTGTTTCGCTGGCTGACACTGACACCAGCAACCGCGTGGCGGAAGGCGAATCTTCGCCCGGCAACGACTCGCCCACCAACGCCGTCCGCCAGGGCAACTACTCCCAGATTTCGGACAAGGTGGTTGAGGTGTCTGACACTTCAAACGCTGTCAACGGCGCGGGTGACGCTCAGACAACTGCCAAGCAGATTGCCTACAAGCTGAAAGAGATGAAGCGCGACATGGAGTCGATGCTTTTGGACAACGTCGCTGCCTCGGCGGGGTCGAGCGGCACTGCACGTCAAACGGCTGGCCTGCCTGCGTGGCTGCGCACAAACGTTGATCGTGGCGATACTGGCGCAAGCGGCACCACGTCGGGCAGCGGCGATTCGGGCTTTCCCAACGCCGGTGCGACGGATGGCACGCTGCGCGCGCTGTCTGAAGGTCTGCTGAAGTCGGTGATTGCAAAGTGCTGGGAAGAAGGCGCGGAGCCGTCAATCGTTCTGGTTGGCCCTCTTGCCAAGCAGCGCATCTCGACTTTTGACGGTAATGCGACGCGTTTCAAGGAAGCTGAGGACAGCAAAATCAACGCAGCGATTGACGTCTATATCAGCGACTTCGGTGAGTTGCAGATCGTTCCCACACGCTTCCAGCGGGCGCGTGATGTGTTTGTTCTGGACCCGTCGTATGCTCGCGTCGGCTACCTGAAGAACACCACCCAAACCGCACTGGCGCGCACGGGTCACGCCGAGCGTCGCTTGATCTCGGCTGAATATGGTTTGCAGGTGGACAACGAGGCGGCACACGGCATTATCGCTGACATTGATGCCTCCCTGGAGCCTGCTGTAACCTAAGCAACATTGATCAGGGCGGCTTCGGTCGCCCTTTTCCAAACAAAAGGATTCGCACAATGCCGAAGATCAAAATCACAACTGACCGCTGCCCTTGGGTGTCTGGAAAGCCCCAGCCTATCGGCACCACTTTGGACGTTGATGACGCCACGGCTGAAGCAATGGTGTCCAATGGCTTTGCAGAAAAGCAGCGCGGTGCCCCCAAGAAAAAGGCCGATCCAGATGATTAAGGAGCGGATGTTCGAGGATGACGGCAAGCTGCAAATCGTCCGCAGCCAAGACGTTCAGCCTATTCTAGATGCCAACAAGATCGCCCAAAACACCGAGATCAATCGCAAGTCAGAAATGCGCCGCGCGGGCAGCATCCCCTACGTCATCGCGGAACAATGGTCGCGCGAGTGTGGCGCGGCTATTGGCACCAAGGAATTTGGCGAATACGTCAAAAAGAAGTTGATGGACGGCGACTGGGCGAAATTGCGCGTGCATGGGTTTTAATAGAGGGCGGGCATATGCCTAATGACAACGAATGGCACTTAGATAAACGCGTCCCAATAACCATCATCATTGGCATGTTGGGGCAGGTCGTTGGTTTGATTTGGGGCGCTGCCGTGATGTTCAAGGACATTGATAGCAACAGCAAAGGCATCAAATATCTTAACAGCCGCATCGAAACAATTGAAACTGCGTCAAGCAATCAAGCGATTCAGCTTGGCCGGATTGAGGAAAACGTCGATGGGATTAGAGGGGATTTGAACCGATTGCTGAACATCCTTGATAGACGATTGGAGTGACGCGATGACTGTTTCGCTTAGATCAGCGCTTGAGATTGCCAGCCACGAGGCGGTTATTCGTCAGGCTTACAAAGACAGTGTGGATGTGTGGACGTGGTCCGTTGGTATAACCAGCGCCAGCGGCCACAACGTCGAGCGCTATATTGACGATCCCCAGCCCATGCAGAAGTGCATTGAGGTTTTTCAGTGGGCGCTGGAGCGATACGCTGATGATGTGCGCGAGGCGATGGGCAACGACCTGACAGAAGAACAGTTCACCGCCGCGCTGTCCTTCCATTGGAACACGGGGGCAATCAAACGCGCGTCGTGGGTGGATCACTTTAACGCTGGACGCATGGCTGAGGCAAAACGCGCTTTCATGGCGTGGCGTAAGCCGCCGGAGATCATCCCGCGTCGCCAAGCTGAGTGCGATCTTTTTTTCGACGGCAAGTGGTCAAACAAGGGCACATTGCCGGAATACACGCGCCTCCGCAGCAACCACACGCCTGACTGGTCCAGCCGCGTAGAGCGCGATGTGAGCGCTTTCCTAGTTCAACCCGAGCCGCTGCCCGAAAAAGAGCGCAAAGGCTTCTGGGCGTCTATTCTGGCGCTGCTATGGATATTCAAGCGGAGGTAAATCATGCTCGAAGATGTAAAGCGGCTGTTTCGTCACTTGGTGCCGGTGGGCGTGATGTATGGTGTCTCGCAAGGTTGGGTGCCCGCTGAGATGCAAGCCCCGCTGGTTGAGGTGGGCGTTGTGCTGTCCAGCATTGTGGTTTCTTTGGTGTGGTCGCGCGAGCGAGACAAGCAGGTCGGGCGAGTATGATCGGCACGATCCTTGATTTTGTTATCGGGCCTATCGGCGCTGCATTGGGTGCGGTCGTTGCCGTGATGGTGGCTTACTTTCGCGGCAAGTCTGCGGGCAAAAAGGGGGCAGAGCATGACGCGATGCAAGACACCTTTGATCGGCTGGAAAAGGGCCGGGACGCTGTGCGCGATGGCCGTGGCCGGGACGCTGATGACCGCCTGCGGTCAAACGACGGTAAGTGGTGACGCGGGTTGTATCGCCTATGGTGAAGCCCGCCTCAGTATGCCACCCGCTGATACCGTGCCAAGCGGGCCTTGGGGCGAGTGGGTGGCGGACACTGACGACCGCATGACGGGGGCTTGCCGGGGGTGACGCCACAAGTCTAGCATCCTCTCGTCTTGCAAACGTCAAAGCCCGGCCCAGGCACGTGCTCCGGCACGTCGCCAAGGGCGTAGCCTGCGATAAAACCAAACAACGCGCCAAGTATCAGTGCAACCGCAAGCACGCGGCGGTCAGGCTCGGGCGGCGGGGTTTCGTCTACGTAATCAATAGGCGGTTTCATGTCTCTCTCCTAGGTCCGATAGGCGCAGCGTGAACAGCTGCTTGATGCTCGCGCGCGAGGTCGCTGCGTATTTTGTCCAGCAGGGCAAGAGCCTCTTGGTGAGGCATGCCCGCCAGCGTGGCGCGCACGATTGCCTCGTTGCTGGCCTGTAGCCTGCGGGCGCGGTTTACTGCTTCGGTGGCGGTCATACCCAATCCTTTCCAAGCTGATCGGCGCAGCCAAAGCAGACTTCGCGCCCGTAGCGGGCAATGACCGCCTCTGTGTGTTCATCGGTAAAGGCGTCTGACATGTGGTCCTCACGGTCAAGAACATCGCCGCAGCAGCCGCAGCGAAACTTGAGCGACGGGGCGGCGTGGCGGGCAAAGAAAGGGGCCAGGGTGGTCATCACGCCACCCCGCTTCCGGCCATGTCGGCATCCAGTTCATAGCTGTCAATCTCGGCGCGCAGGGCTTTGGCGGCGGCAGTCACCTTGTCAGCGGCCTCAAGGGCTTTACCGATGTGGTATTTGCGATCCGCACCGCGCATGTAGTGCGCCAGCGTTGCGGCAAGGTAGGCTTCATGGCCCGCACGCAGGGCGAGGATCAGCGTGTGGTCAATATTGTCGTAGGTGTGGGTCATAGCGTCTGTCTCCTGTGGTGTGCCGGGGCGCGTGGCCCCGGCGGGCGTCATTGCCCTATGCCCACACACTACACACTCCGGACACCGACTGCAACACATTTATTTAGGGACAGCCACCGGGACCAACGCCGAAACCAGCACCATGCCGTCGTCTCGGTAGAGCCTCACTTGTTGCGGCGTGAGGGATTTTTCTTTCAGACCATGCCGTCGTCTCGGTAGAGCCTCACTTGTTGCGGCGTGAGGGATTTTTCTTTCAGCCATGCCCGTGCATCTGCCCGGCCCTCTGCCGTGTCCGATGTTGCAAAAAGTATAGTTCCGGCCTTGATCAGCATGTTGTGCCTGTTATAGTGTTGCAATCTACATATGGGAGCAAACTATGGAAAAGAAAAGCAAGATCATTCACTGCCGCGTCACGCCGTCTGAGCATGAGGCTATTGCGGAGTCCGCGCGGGCGGCAGGGCTTTCAATCACTAAATTCGTCATTCGCGCCGCGCTCGCAAAAAATCCAGAACCTGCCGACTAGCATCTTCGGCCCCCTTGCCAACAATTACCGTGTCGCCAATGCCCTCAAGGTATTCGCGCCATTCTTTTTGTTCTGTCGATAAGCGCCCGCCCTTGCGGCGCTTCATTTCAATCCACAAACGCCATGCAGGCACATAAAGATCAGGCACCCCACGACAAACGCCTTCCGCTTTCATTTTCTTCGCCACGCTCATAGCCCGATGCCCGCCGTTCGGAATGTGAAATATCCAAACCCCCGGAAACTGGGCACGCCACCATTGCAGGAAACCGATCTGTTCGTCGCTCTCCGATGGGATCAAAGGCTTAGGCATATGTCGTCAAGTTCCCGTGCTTCGGCCAATAGCCACTCACGGACTTCCGGCCATCCGTCCTTATCCATGACGTGCGGCGCATGGTGGGCAGCCCACATATAGGCATCAAGGCGATCTGCGAAATTGAGCCAGCGCATATCGTCGCCTTGCATAAGCGGACTGCTGCCCCACAAAGCCGAAGTGGCCCGCCCCTCCGCATGGCGCAAATCAACGCCCAGCTGTCCCGTCTTGGCAGAATAGGGCATGTCGCCCACCACGCTTTCGCCGTCGTCGTGGGTGAGCGCCGCCTCAATTAGCGCCACAGATGGCCCAGGATGCAGCGCCAATATAAACCGCGCCACACGGGCGCTGTGCCCGTCGATCCGGTCGCATGTATGCGCCAAGTCCGGGTTTGTGTGCCACCGACGCACAAAGCCCGCCCGAAAGATGTTTATCAAAAAGGTATCTCGTCCCATTCCATTTCCTTTGCATCCCCATCCCATGACAAATCTTCGCCCGGCCCTTTGGGCTTGCGCCCCTCGCTGTAATCAAGCTGCACGATCTCATCAAAACGCGGATCATTGGCGCGCGGCTTGATCTTGATCCGGGTTGGCATTGTCCACGATAGAGGAGCCTCGGCCAGCGCGTCGTCTGTCTTTTCTGCCGTCGCGCCCAGAGCACCCATGCGCGCCCTGTAGCGGCTCTCCGCATAGCCCCCGTGGTCCGGGCAAAGCCATTCGTTCACCGTCTTGATGCCGCAATGATACGTCCTTCAACCCATTCGGCTTGGACCTGGCTGGATAGCACGGCACCGCCGTATGCGTTCTTTTCGTGGCTTGGCTCTGGCGCAGGGAACTCATGTCCGCATCTGGGACAGACGCGCAGGCCCGCATAAACCATTGTCTGGCACTTGGGACATTCCTTGGCCGGGGCTTCACCATCCCCCTCGCTTTGTGCCTTGTCCTTCACCCGCACGGCATCAATAAAACCGTGCCGCTCGACGTTGCCGCCAAAGTCCAGAAGCAGGCAGTCCTCTTTGCCATCCGCAAGCCGCGTCCCTCGGCCTGCCATCTGGACATAAAGCCCAGCCGATGCCGTCGCCCTCACCATTGCCACCAGGTCCGTGGCCGGATGATTGAAGCCAGCGGTAAGCACCCCGATGTTGATCAGGCACCGCAGGCGCATGGCTTTAAAGTCGGCAATCTTACGCGCTCGGTCAGTCTTGTTATCCGAGCCGGTGACGACTTCGGCGTCAACTCCGCTGGCTTCCATTTCGGCGCGGATCATCTCGGCGTGCTCAATGCCGCTGGCAAAGACAAGCCACGACTTCCGGTCTGAGCCGAAGCGAACGATTTCCTCGACCGTGGCCTTTACCAAGTCGGGGTCGCTGGCTGCGCTGGCAAGCTGGCTTTCGATGAACTCCCCGCCGCGCTTGCCCACGTTTGTCAGGTCGATCTTTGCCTTTGCCCCTTTGCTGACAAGCGGCGCAAGATAGCCTTCGTCGATCAACTGCCCGACCGGAATGTCATAGGCAATGCCGTCAAAAATAGCGCCCTTGCCCTTGTGCAGATAGCCGCTGTCGAGCCTGTAGGGGGTCGCAGTTAAGCCAACTATCTTCACTTCAGGATTGCACTGGCGCAGATCATCCAGAAACTTTCCGTATCGCGTGGTGGTGTTTTTCGGGACAAGGTGCGCCTCGTCAATCACCACCAGATCAGGCGGCGGCACCATGTCCGATGCACGCTCCCAGATCGACTGGATGCCCGCAAACGTCACCTGCCGATCAAGCCGCTTTTGCCCGAGGCTGGCGCTGTAAAAGCCCAAGTCTACGTCGGGCAGGATGCCGATCAATTCCTCTGCATTTTGGGAGATCAGTTCCGAGACGTGCGTGAGCATCAGCACCCTCGTGCCAGGATAGGACAAGGCGTCCTCAATTAGCTTGGCAAGGATCAGGCTTTTGCCCGCTCCGGTTGGTGCTACAATGATCGGATCATTGCCGCGCTTGCTGGACCAGTAGTCATAAAGCCCGTTTATGGCGTCTGTTTGGTATTGGCGGAGTTGGAGTTTCATTGTCCCGCCTCCGCTTCAAGAATTGCCGCGCCAAGCGTCATAGGGATATCAGGATGCACCGCGTTGCCAAGCGCCTTGAGCC